CCATTGACTTTCAACAAGTTTTGACTTGCTAAAATCTGTTGTGTTGTGGTGATTATTATACCATCTTATTTGTACAAGATTACTAACATCTGTTTCAGCCTTTGCTAATTCATCTGTCCAGTCATCTACACCTTGTTCAAATGCTTCTGGTGCATATTCACGAATGTCTAAGTTTGTGCCAAATGCCATTGTCTATCTCCTGTTTAGTAAGGGCGGTTAGTCCGCCCTTACATATAACGATTATTATGATTCGTTAATGATCAATACAGATCTGTTTGAATCAATCGCACCTATTTCTGCGTGTAATGATGCTACAACATCTACACCTACTGCCGCTGGTCTTCTCGCAACTTCGATGTCTACGTTTTTCTGCATAGCAATTCTGTATGCATCTGCACCAAATACTGCCGCTTTAACATTGTGTGATGATAAACCTGCGTTAGCATCTGTTAAATGCTGACTTACGAACATCTGCATTCCTGCCAATGTTTGCATATAGCCATTACGCATTGCTTCATTTTGTAAGTCACCACCTGCAAAAGCCGCATTACCTACAGAGTTCATGATGTCTGAGTATGCACTTGCCGCTACGATACAGTAAAGTTGACCTGTTTCGCCTGCCGCTCTAATTGTTCCAATCGCTTTGAACAATTCTGCTGTTGTTAGACCATTTGCGTCTGACAACTCTTGCTCAGTTGTGTTGTTAGCAATAATGTTGATTGCTCTTTTGTCGAACTCACTCGCTACTGCTTTACCTAAAGATGTACCGACCTCCGCTGGGTCAATTCCACCTAAGTCACGTACTACAGAACGTGCCGCAAATAGTTTTGCTGTGATTGTGTTTTTAGTGTCTGTCACTGCTTGTGCTGTGATGTCATCTGTAGCCGCTGAACCTGATTCACCGTCTAAGATATCTGCTGACGCCGCCGCTAACTCAGGAACTCTTACTAAACCACTTGGTGTGTTAACGATTGGTACGATACCACCAGGTAGAAACAGTGAATTCTCTTGAGCCGCATAAACAGTCGCCGCTTTTGCTTCAATACTAAACGCATCTGTGTTTAGTAATGACATAGTATTGTTGTCTTTTAAAGCCGCCATTTTGTTTACCTCTTATTATATTTTCCCTTGTGCTTTCATCTTTTTGTAAAGACTTCTATGCTCAGGGTTTGTCATGTCCATGTTGGACAAGTCAACTTCTGTTGACTTTTGTGGTGCCACATTTGACTCTGCGCCTGTGCCTACAGGTCCTGCTGACCTGAAGTATTGGTTACTTGCTAAGAACTCTTCTGTAAGTTGTTGTATGGTAAAAGGTTCTGCATCATCTGTAAAACGCTCTTTACCATCAGCGTCTACTACTACTGCTTTACCTGTGTCATCCAACTTAACAAAGTTTTTTAGCAATGATGCAACATGATCTGGTGCCACTGCGTTTGCTTTAGATGCCGCACTTATAAGAGCACCATCAACTTTGATTGCTGTCAACTCATTTCTAAGTTTTGCAATCTCACTTGCTGATTTCTCTTTTTGTTTGCTTAACACCTTATCAAAGTCTTGACGTTTGATCAGTTGCTCCTCTTCTATTGATTCTTTGAAGTTTCTTAAACTTTCAACCTCAGAAGGATCATAAGAGTATTTGGCTTTTGTCTGTGCCACACGTTTTGCAACAATGTCATCCAACTGTTGTTGGCTAAACATTTTGCTTTCTGTTTCCTGGCTTGTATCCTGAGCCACTGCACCAGTCTCAGTTGCTTCAGTATTATCTATGATTTGGTCTGTCATATCAGTATCCTTTGTATTTGTATTTATTCATCTTCAATTGGCACCCAGAAATGACGACAGTTATAACCGCCGCGTACCACAAATGGGTCTCCTGGCTCCTTGCCTGGCCAACTTGTATTCCAGATATCATATATTTCATCTTCAGTATATGTCTGGCCTTGGTGTTCTTGACACCAATCTCTACTTGATCTAATAATTCCGCCTTCGTATCTGTAACGTTTCACGCCTTGTCTCTTGGCTCTTCCTTTTGTAAATGCACCGTCAAATTGCATGACTGTGTCATTTACTTTCTTACTTGCCAAGTCACGTACACTACTTGTTACATTGACATCATTAAGTCGATCCTTTATTACACGTGTTGCTTCTGCTACTTCTGCCGCTGTTGCTTTACCATCACGTAATAAACCTGTTAATTTTCTTTGTGCTTTCTTTGCCAATGCGTCATCTGTTTCCATAAACACACCGCTTACTCTTGCTCTTGCTGTCTTTACAAGTGCATCAGTACCAACACCAGCCGCGGCACCTAATGTAAGAGCAGTTATAACACCTTCAGCACCATTGCTTACTTCATTTGCTACACTATTACTCATTGCATCACTTAAGGCACTTATCGCAGTTTCATCTTGTACTGTAACTGGACCTTCGCCAATTGTATCAAGTGCAATCTCACGTACTGTTTGTGTTTCTGCCTTTACAGAAGCACTATACGTGTTAAACTCTTGTACTATACTTGGTCTTAGAGCCTGTATGTTGCCACCGCTTGTACTTACTATTTCTGCAAGTCTGTTTTCTAATGCTTTTAAATTATCAAAAACACCATCTTGTATATCTTGCATCACCTGATCAATCTTTTCAGCGTGTTGTTTTGGGTCCATTATAATTCATCCACATGGACATAACCTTGGTTACCCAAGTTGATATGTTCTTCTTCCGTGTTTGCAACCACTGTATCACCTGTTGTTTTGTTTGTCATGATATGTGGTTTGAACCCTTCATTCTGTTCTGTGATCATCAAGTTTGCTTCTTCATCATCTTCAACAACCATATGAATCAATTGTCTATCAATTTCTTTTTGAAACAATGGGTTGTTTACACCACTTGCACGAGCCTTGGTTAAGAATTCTAACCTTGCGTGTTCATCAACAAGATCGAAAGTCTCTGAGTACTCGATATCAAACTCATCTGGTAAATTGATGTTTTGCCAATCAGCCCATATCTTCCACATTTTCTTTTCTGTTTCTCTTAATGTATCTGATATATCTGCTAATCTTGCATTCAATAAGTTTTGTTCTACTTTCAATGCAACACCAGACATTGGTTGTCCACTTTGTGCTTGTACTGCCTGTGTATGAGTCATACGTTTGATACTATCATTTAGATTTTGTATGCTTGATAGTATACCACTAACTGTACTGTTACCAGGTGCTAACAAGTATGGTTTCAATTGTGGGTCCAAGTCTTCTTGCATTGTTACAATACCACCTGCACCTGCTGTCGCATCTGTGCTTGGTGTTTTAACAAGTGTTGGGTGTGAACTAATACGTATAGTTTGTTCTAATTCACTGTATAAATTGTAAATTGCTTTTTGACATGAAGCAACATCTGCAACCAAACTATAACCAATACCCATAGTCGGACTTGGTAATGGTCTGTGATTTACAAATGGTACATAACCCAATGGGTTTTCATACTCTTCAAAATTTACAATAGTATCTGCGTTACCAAAATTGTCTTTGCTTACTGTGTATTTGTGTGTAAACTCTGGGTACCAACAAGTTATAATCATAGTTTGATCATTGTTGCTTTCTATAACTTTGATCATTTTCAATTCTTTTTTGCCAGCAATGTTACGTTCATAGTACCAGTCAAGTACATTCATTGGACTGTACATAGCCGCATATGCTCTTATACCTAATTCAATTTCTTGTGCTTGTGTTTCTACTTTGTATGATGGCTTATCAATAAGTATCCATTGATTACCCATACACATAGCATTGTCATTTACAGTTTTCATAAAACTGTTTAGACTTTGCCCTTCTTGATCTGTATCATTTAACCATTCATGTACCAATGGGTGTTCATGCAATAACCCCAAAGTTCTCTGTGGCAAGTTTCTAAATAACATACTTCTATAGATATCAATTGTTGTTGCAACTTGATTATCAACAGGTGTTGATTCTATACGTTTACCATATTGGTCACCAGGCGCATTCTCTTCACCAATATAACGTGTAAGAAATCTACCTTCACGATATTTTTCACCACCAACAAAACTTCTGTATAGATAGTCAGCCTCGTGTGAGTGCTTTTCATATTGTGGATGAGTGCCCAGTAATTTCTCTAAATCCATCATAATATTATTACTCCTTTAAGGGGTTATCCTGTATTTATACACTTTAATAATGCCCAAAACGTTGTTGTGAAACAGGTTGTTCCACTTTTGGTCTTGTTATTGGTGCCAATTTCCATATACCGTAGCCAACTGCATCATTAATATGATCGTAAACCCCTTTTTGCGGTACACGTGTATTTTCTTTGTATACTTGTTTGCTTAAACAACTAATGATGTTCTTGCATTTCTTATCTACTGTGAACTTACCCTGTTGCATTGCAAGATTTACACTTGCAATTCTATCATCAACCCTTGGGTTAGTTCTATCAACAGCAAGTTCAATACCTGCTTGTCTAAGTATATTATGGTCACTGTTGCGAGATGACGTTTTCATTGCTTGACCACTCGCGTCAGGGTACCCTATAATTCTTTTGTTCTTGTATCTTCTTGTCAACTCTTCTGCCATTTCATAAGTGTTTGATTGTTCCATAAGTATTTCATCATAAAAATGAAAACAACCATCTTTGCTGTAATCAAATATTGTAGCAACCAGAGGCGTTACGTTGAAATCAAGTCCAACTCTTATGACTCTTGTTTCTACTTGTTTGGTCTTAATGTAATCTGGGTTCCAATTATAGTATACCAGACCAGAGAAGTTTACAAAGTTTGCCTCAAATTCTTGTTGAAATGTTCTCTCATCCATTTCACCTTTTGCGGCCTCTACTTCTTCTGGTGTTACATTACCACCTTCAATTGTTGTGAACTGGTAGGAACTCCAATCATCTAAGGCGTGAGCCTGCGTCCATAAATCTTTGAACCAGTTACCACCTCTTGGAGTTGAAATAAGTAAAGCACCCCCTAACTTATCTGCTAAGGCCGGCCTACAAACCTCCGTCCACATTCTTGATTCAAGCATTGCACATTCGTCCAATACAAGAAAATCCATACTAACACCTCTCATAGCATCTGGGTTATCTGCACTACGCAAATAAATCTTTGTGCCATTCACAAGTGTTATTGTTAGATCACTTATGTTTACTTGTTTGATCCAACGTACTTCTCCCAACTTTTCTACCAATGTATCAAATATAATCTGTTTGACCATTCTGTATGTTGGTGCAATATAAAAGATCTTTCTGTTTGGGTATCTTGCCGCACGTGCAATCTCCCATATTGCTAAAAAACTTTTGCCAAAACGTCTGCCTGCACTTACGCAGGCAAACCTTGTTTTTCTTTCAAATATTTCTTTCTGAGCAGGACTCAGTGGCATTATTTAATTTCTTTCTTGTCTTTCTTGATACCACCAGTACCACAATAGATGCCAAAAAAGCCGGCACCTGCTCCAACTACAACACTAACAAAACCTGCTTGTGCTGTTGTAGGGTCTGCAATGTTCATAAACCATGTTGTTACTGCATAAAAAGCATAACAGTACATAAACATCAATAGTCTTGGTATGAATCTCCAATTACCTAATAATTCAGGTATCTCTACTTTTAAAAAATTCCAAGTGTTCTTGATCGCAGTTTTTAATTTGTTCATTTCAATTCTCCTGCCCGTTGCATCTTACGAATCTTATCTTCTGCCCAGGCTATTGCTGAAGGACCACCCCAACCTAAAAAAGCATAATAACCTTTACCAAGTTTTCCGCTATTTTTCTGTGCCAGGTAATTTGATTCAGCACGTTTAAGATAACTGTACATTCTTACTATAACATCAGGCGACAATGCTTTGCCTTGTGCAATCTGTTGTGCTCTGACTTTACCAACCTGTGTGCCCCAACGTTGTGATGGTGATGCATTTTCATTGTACTCTATAGCACGTTTGGCATCTGCCATCATTTGTTTATTTGGTTTGTACGGCATCTCTTGCTCTTTCTAATGTTTTTCTATCTTGTTGTATCAACACTGGTACTGGTGTACTATGTCCACCATATTGCCCATGCGAGTACAACCATTCTTCGTGTGTTCTCTTCGAATTCAATCTATGATGTATGTTACACAATGTTCTACCACTTGCATTCCGGTGTATCCACATTCTCGCAACATAATCATCAAGAGGTTGTATGTTGTGTTCACCTCTCCAGTCCTGTATGTCTATCTTCTGCTTCTTCCAGTACATCTTACTCCAAGGACATACACCAACTATACTTTCAAAGTACGCGGTCCAGTCAATGTTACTTTCTTTTTCCGCCTCTTTTGCCACCACGTTTCTTTTTCTTTTTCATAGCCATTATATCTTATCTCCTATATAGCCCACAACAATTGATACTACCATGAGTCCTAATACCCAAAATAATCTTGTATCCATCTTGTTGATCGTCTTGTCCATTCGATTCATATCTTTCTCGATATGCGTTAAATGATTGTCACGAATGATCTTTATGTCTTGTTTAATCTCTTGTATGTCTGCACTATTTTTTTCTGTCTGATTCATTAATTTGTTTCCCATGGTAACACATTGTTATCATCAGTATTTAAATTATTTTCTGACTGTCCAAGTGTGTTCTTTCCAAGCCAAATTAACATGGTTGGATTTCCTTCATCTACTGCTTTACGGTATTGTGCCCTACGCAACTTTACCTTACCCTGGCTCTTACCATTAGCAATTAGATCAAGGTTTTCTGCTTTCTTGATTACATCAACACTCACACCCATAACATGGGCTATTTCTTGCTGAGTACATTGTATCTCTGCAAGTTTAACTATCATGTCTTTCTGTTCTGATGTAAATTCAATCTTTTTCATTAGTGTAAGTCTACCCAACTACCATTTGCTCTCACTTGTAATTTGTGATCTGTTGTGTTGTAAATTACCATACCATTTTGAATGTTATGCAATGTACCACGTTCTGTTGTTGTGTAACTTGGAAATAGTACTGGCACGTTTGATTTGAATCTCTGTGAGTCAATATCAATCTGACCATTACCATTTGGACTGTCTGTACTTTGATTACCAATAGCACCTTCTGCGTTACCATCATTGTTGGCCGCACCGTTGTTGACACTTATCATTTTCATTCTATTGCCAACACCATTTGATTGGAATTCAGCACTTACTCTACCAACTGTAAAAGTTTCTGTGTCTGATTCAACTTGATATGTAACACTATTTTGTACATTGTTCTTGATACCATTACCACTGTTTAGATAACCTTGTAACACATATGTCTGTGAATTGTGTATATCATCTGAAGCACTATCATTCATATCAGTTAGAACTTTTAGTGTGTGCGGTTGACTGTTATCACCTGTGATGTTTGTCTTACCACTTATGTTAACATTGTCTGTGGTTACTGCACCAACTGCCAAGTCAATATCATTTGTACTTGTTAGTATGATGTTGTTTGTACCAAGAGTCTTAAGTTCTAAGTTACCACCTGATTGACCTCTGATTTCATTTGCATCAATAATGTTGACACCATTCAAATCAAGGTCTTTGCTTAACTGTACTTGATCACTACGCAATGTAGCATACAATACATTATCAACACCCATAACAATTCTATCTGATCTACAAGTTATGTCTGTGTTTCCACTTGAACCTGGTGCTTGTAAACTTGCTCTATCACCTTTTAGTGCAATACGTTTGTTTGATGTTGTATCTGCATCAATGTCAAATTGATTACTACCATTGTATGTAATATCTATTTGTGCTGTATCTGAACTGTTGGTATTTTTTAACACCAACTTCTGATCATCATTTGGAAATATAGTTAGATCATTTCCACTTTCTGATTGTACTGTTGTACCACTTAAGGTTGTTGCTGTCACTGTTGTGATGTTACCA